TTCCATTTTGCCTGGTTTTTGGCATATTCAAGGGTTTCATAGAGATGTTTTTTTGTCTTCCGTTTTGTTGTTGGAGGAACGCACTGCTTAGCAGGTTTGATCTCGATGATCTTTTCAAGAATGTTGCCGTTCACATTCCTGTATCTGATGTAAAAGTCAGGAAAGTATCTACGAACACGTTTGGTTGTAGGATCATAGTAAGGGATATGGAATTCTTCAGATGCCCAATTTATAATATTTTGATTCTTGTCGCAATAGACCATAAACTTACGTTCCCATAAAGAACGATAGATTATGTTTCTCGAATCCCCTTTATACTTCTTCGGATTCGACGGTCTATACCGACCCTGATAGGACATACATAGTATAACAGACCACTCTATATTTAGAGGAATGGCAAAAAAAGCCTTAGTAATAGCAAAAGAGGATGGTGGGAGACGCCTAAAAACTGAAGACCTTTACCTTGGTAACAGTAGAGCCGGAGGAATTGTTCCTGCGTTCAATAACATATATGATGTAACTATAGATTTTTCATCAACTCAAAGTGGGCGTGATTTAGAAAAGCATATCACCAGCACAGCTATATTTGAGAATGATCAACCTCCCGGAAGTTATCTTTCATTATTTTGTTCAGAGGCACTTCTTCCTGGGAGTCAACTTCAAACTTCTAAAGTTGATGGACTCCGTCAGGGATTATCACAATCATATGCCTTATATCGTAGATATCCTGATATCAATTTGACTTGGTATTCTCAAAGAGATTACTTCACTAATGATGTGTTCAATGCCTGGATGGAGTTTATTAGTCCTCCTGATTTTGGTGGTCCAGAGGGAAATTTAGAGACTAAATTGAAGCAGGATAATCCTGGTAGAAGGATGAGATATCCTGATAGTTATAAATGTAATCTTGAAATTACATCATTCAATCGTGCTCTAGCAAACCCTAGTTACATTACATATTTTATTAGAAAAGCATTCCCGACTAATATCATTGCCGCACCTTTGGCATATGGGAAAGCAGAACTGATCAAAACTACGGTATCTTTTGCATACGAGACTTATTATATTGATCGCCAGGGTGCTGATGCTGGTGCCACTAAAAACACCGATGGTAGTGTATCTGCTCCTTCTCCTAGGGGACCAGCAGCAGATCCTTCAGATCCAAGTCCACTTCCTCCTGGCACGAAACCTACAAAACCTGCAACACCTGCTATACTACCAGAAAATCAGAACCTTGATGGATATGTCTCTCCCTTAGGTCCTATGCCTGACAATTTTTTCTTTACCACCCCCTAAATATCTGTACTGAGTTGAATTATTATGCCACTTCCTAAGGTTGTAACACCTGTTTTTGAGGTAAACCTTCTATCTACTGGGAAACCTGTTAGATACCGCCCATTCCTTGTCAAAGAAGAAAAAGCACTTCTAATTGCTCTTGAGAGTGGAAGCGATAAGAACATTATTTCTACAGTAAAGGATGTTCTAAAAGCATGTGTTGTCTCCCGAGTCAAGATTGATACTCTTCCCTCATTTGATCTTGAATATCTATTTTTGAATATTCGAGGCAAATCAGTCGGTGAGACTGTAGAACTGCTAGTTACTTGTGCTGATGATGAGACAGTAAAAGTTCCTTTGACTATTGAAATGTCAGAGATTGGACTTGATGTTCCTGATGATCACAATGATACGATTCAACTTGATGGAGGTATCTCTATCAAAATGAAGTATCCATCTATGGATGAGTTTTTGAAAAACAACTTTAGTGTTGTTGAGGAAACTAATAAAGATCTCGTAGAGGAGGCATTCAAAGCAGTCGCAAAGTGCATTGACACCATCTATACGGAAGAGGAAGCATGGTCTGCTAGTGACTGTACTCAAACAGAACTAGTCAAATTTATTGAGCAACTAAGTTCATCTCAGTTCCAGCAAATTGAGAGATTCTTCAACACCATGCCTAAGTTGAAATACGAAGGTAAGGTAACTAATCCAAATACTGAAGTTGAGACTGATGTAGTTGTTGAGGGTATGGCAAATTTTTTCGGGTGATGCTATATCACACGACTATTGATGTGTGTATGGAGGTAAATTTTTCCCTCATGCAACACCACAATTGGTCATTGAGTGATATAGAAAGTCTAATACCCTGGGAAAAAGAAGTATACATAAAGTATCTAACAAATTATCTTGAAAAAGAAAGGCTAGAGGCAGCACAGGAAGCAAATGCCGGATTCTAACGTACAGTCTGTTACTCCCATTATTGCCCCATTGAGGGACAAGGTGGAGCAACAAGCTGCTGCCTTAGAAGAAAATACTGATAAGACGAAGAGAAATATTCGGCGTTTGGGACGTATTGTCCTTGACATGGAAAGAATGGATGCTAGCATGAAGGTCATGCGTGCTGATATTCGGAAAGATTTGGGAGCAAGACGACGATATTTTAGGGCAGAGCAGAAACTTCTAAAGAAAGATATCAAGCAGACAGAGCAGCTTGGTAATATGTTCTTGGGATTTAGAAGTGTTCTTGCTGCAGTAGCGTCAGCATCTGCCTTTAGAGAGTTTTCACAAGGTGATATAATGGGAGGGGTGCAGGATAGCGCACTCGCAGTAACAGCGATGCTTCCTGAAATTACGACAGCAGTATTAGGAGCAGTAGGTTTGGCATTAGGATTGAAAGGAGGCAGGCGCGGACCACAAGCGGGTCCTAGGTCTGCTGCCCCCCGTGGAAGAATGGGAGGTCGTGGAGCACTTGGTCTTTTATCTTTGATACCACTAGCAATGATTGGTGGGTCAATGTTGATGGGGCGTGGAGCTGGTGCAGATGAAAAAAGAGCAGAAATAACTCAGCAGCAAGCTCTTGAGAGTAGGATGATTACTCCTCAAGATGTGAATCTTTTTAGTGCCACAGTTTCTAAATTCAGTCGGATTGTTTCTTCACTCTTAGGTAGAGACGTAAAAGATCCTACTATCAACATTACAAAAGATGGGAAGAAGAAGGGCACTACTACAGCACCTGATGATGACGAGCAACCTCCAAAGGTCACACCACTCAACTCAGCGTTACCTGGTGCAAATAGGGTTGCTCTAAATGATCCTAAGAGAGAGGCACTTATTCAACTCGTAAGAGAAGGTGAGGGCACTGCTGATGCTCAAGGATATAACAAGTGGTTTGGTGGTGATACCAGTATTGACATCACTAATATGACTGGTAATGAAGTGATGCAGGAGCAAAATCGTCGCCTTGCTGCTGGGGAAACTCCCACCTTTACTGATTCCAGTGGAAAAGTGCAGACAAGTGCCGCTGTTGGTGCAGGTCAATTCTTGAAACCTGAACAGGTAATGAGGGCCATGAAATTGGATCCTGAAACTACCAAAATGACTCCTGAAATTCAGGATGAGATGATTATGTATCTGGCGGAACAAGAACGTAAAGTAAATCTTGCCGATGGAATTTCTAATCCTGAGATGGAACGTCTAGGTATGGAATGGGCAAGTTTGACTTCATATCATGGGCAGAAAAATATTACTCCTGCTGAGTCCATTGAACGATATAATACAATTCTAGATGATGTTAGGCAACGTAGGAGTAAACCTGATCCTCTGGGCGATCAATCATCATTGATGCCAAATATTGATCTTCCGTTTACTTCTAAGACTCCTGCACCCAAAGTTGCTGCTATTGCACCAGCACCACAATCTCCGTCACAAATTTCAATTGACCCTAATTCTATGGGTACAACTGGTAGTGAGATTGCATCTTCAGCATTGTTGAGTCAGTATAACATTCCAGCAATGTTCTCATGAAGAATATAAAACCATTATCTAATATTCTAAAGCAAAGAAATCGAGACGTTTCTAGACTTGAACAAGTAAGTCTAAAACTAAAGAAAGAACTTGTCAAAAAGCGTGGCGAAGCGTTTGGCAGGTTGAAAGGTGAACTGTCTCGTGCTAAAGAAAAAGAAGGAGGAGGAGGAGCACTCAATGGTTTATTAGGTTTAGGTGGTGCTGCTGCTGGTGGAGGTCTCCTAAGGTCTCTTAGATCTAGGTTTACAAAACCAAAATTACCTAAGGGGGGTAAACCTGCTAATAGAATTGTTCCTACTAAGGGTCTTAGGGGTGGTGGTAAACCATCCTTGAGGGGTGGTTTGCGGATGGGCAAATTCAATGCAGTGGCAACAACTGCGTTGACAGGAGTTGATTATGGACTGAGACTGTCAGAGGGTCAGACACAAACACAGGCAGTTAGTGGTGCACTTAGCACTACAGCAGGTGGTTTGGCAGGTTTTGCTGCTGGTGCTAAAGGTGGTGCTTTACTTGGTGGAACGATTGGTGCCTTCTTTGGTGGTGCTGGTGCTATCCCTGGTGCTGCTATCGGTGGTTTCTTAGGTGGTATTGCAGGAAGTTTTGGTGGTGCAACTTTAGGTGCTGGTATTTCCGATAAAATAACTGGTGCCGATCAGCGACGAAAGGTAGAGGAAAAAACTCAAAGAATTAGTCAAGTAAAGACTAAATTTGGTGGTGCTATTCAAGAGTTTGATAATGCTTTAGATCGGTTTGATTTACTTGCAAGGAAAAAGATATTTTTTATTGATGATGATTATATTATCAATCTCAATAAAGATGATGATGATTTTTTCGATCCTCTAAATCCGCCTGGGGCACCTAAACCACAAGGACCACCACCAGCACCAGATGATCTAAACCCTAGTGACAGTCCATTTGAAGCAGATCTTGACGGTAAATCTGAAAAGCACTCTGGTGAGAATGAACAGTTTAGGTATTCTCCTGATTATGTTCCTACTGGAGTTGATTATAGTGAGATCCCAAGTACACCTAGCAATAAGGTTGTACCAACTGAGCAATTACCCGTTCTAGTCAGACCACATGTAGAAAAGTTTGACATTGAAAATAATGAGGAGCAAACAATTGATACTCCTTACGGGAAACTGGTTCGTAAACCAGCAACAGCGTTTGCTCCAGCAGGATTTGTTTTTCTAAACAGGGATCGTCAAGAAGATAAAAGATTTAGGACACAACAGACTATCGAGTCTGCACCTGTTCAAGGGTTTGGTTTGTTTTCTACAGCATTGACTATGGCTGGACTTGCTAGAGGTTCTAGAGGTGCTGCAAGTCGTACTGTAAAACCTGCTGTAAAACCCAAAACTACTGCGGTTCCCCCACCTCCTCGCTCTGTTCGTAAAATAACCAAAAGATATGCACCTAAAACAGACAGTCCTAAAACAAGAACTGAAAAGTCTGTATTAGAAAGAATATTTGCGAGAGATGCTAATCAAAGTGCACCTGAAATTACACCTCCTAAAAGTGTAATATCGAAAGGTCCCACAAATGCTAAAGATATGTCATCTTATGAACCTTTCTTCACCAACAATCCAAGTAATAGCAGTTTTGGTGCAATGATTCTTCCTTTGCTTGGTGCTGGAATGCTCTTAGGTGGAGAGGGTAACTCTGAAGAGCAGAGTATGCCATTTGCACCACCTAGTTCTCCTTCTGGGAGTATTAGTATGCCAGAAAGTCCCTTACCTTATTCTAAATACCTTGAGTATGAATCTTATATGAAGGTCTGGAAATGAAGTGGTTGAATGCCTATCAAGCTAAGACACTAAACATATTTCCAGAAGGTAAAGAACCTCAATCCTTGATCGGTCAGTTTCAAGGTCTTCGGTATGAGGAGGGAGTTGGTAGGACCTTGAAGGTTACTATCATGATTACGGATACTTTTGGGTTGGCACAAGCATTGCCAATCAGACCTGGAAATAAAGTTGAGTTGCTGTTTACTCATCCTAGTGCTAAAGAACCATTTGAGTTCTCTGCTAAAAAGAAGAATGAGTTGTTGATTGCAAATATTGCTGCTGAAAGTGGAAACTCAAAAAGACACACTTATATCTTGGAGTGTGTCACGAAGACAACCATGTCTAACTTGACAACCAGAACAATCAAGAGATATAAAGGTAAGATTACTGATAGTGTTGAGAAAGTCCTAAAAGACGTGTTGGAGGTTGATTCAAGTAGAATTGACATTCCACATCCTGCCATGAATGAATACTCATTTACTGGTAATTACAACCCACCATTGAAACAGGTTAGTAGACTAGCATCCAAGTGTGTTGGTGAAATGAAAGGTAAATCTTCTGCTGAAAGTGGAAGTGCAGGATATGTTTTATGTGAGGGAGAACGGAAAGGATACAGTTTCTTCTCTATTGACAAAGCATTGCAGGAAGATGCCACATATGGATATGAGCAATTAGCATTTTTTGATTCTACAAAGATCAATAATTTTGCTGCTGTAGATACACCAAGATTTGTTGAAAGTCATGATATCGTAAAAAAACTGATGGTTGGACAATACAAATCAGCTAACTGGTATTATAATATTATTGATCGCACCCCACACTTCGTAGAATATAGTTACAAGGATAGTAAACTGGATTCTGCAAATGAAGATCAGTATATCCCTAACGACATTGATGAGAAATATTCAAGAATCTTTCTAAATGTTCTTGATGTTGGTGCGATGGCAGAGAAAAAGGCAGAACTGAAAAGCACTGCAGAAACTATTGCTTGGCGACAGGCACATGCGACTGGTAGATTTCAATCTCTTTTTTCTCAGTCCCTGGAGTTGACTGTTCCTATGAACTTGAGTTTAGAAGTTGGAATGATTTTGAAAATGTCATTTCCCCTACTAAATACAGAGTCACCGGGAATGAACCCTTCCTCTGGTAATTACATGGTCTCTAAACTTGCCCATGTATTCGGAGATCCCCGAGGTGATGTTACTGGAATTTCATTAGTTAGAGATTCTTTTGCATTCTACTCCAAATAACTAACATTTTTATTGACAAGGAGAACCCTAATGTCACAACCACGACAGAAAGATCCGTCCGATCCACTTTATGATGCAAATGATAAGTGGAATGAGTATAAAGTAGATCTACATTGTAATGAGACACACTCAGATGATGAGTGGGATCCTACCACAGAGGGTAAGATTGCTGATCCAAGGAATCGTCACCAAGATAAAGTTCTAGATGAGTTCTGTGACAATCACCCTGGTTCACCTATGTGTAAAGTATTTGATGACTGAGAATTATGTTTGACGACAGGGGTATTGAATCTAAATTTGCAGGACGCGATGGGTTTCACTGGTTCATTGGACAAGTGCCCATTGATCCTGCATGGAGAGAATTTCCTGGCGACAAACAATCACGTAAGTATGGTTATCGTGCCAAGGTAAGAGTTCTAGGTAAACATCCTTCTACTGATGATGTAAAGGATGAGGAGTTGCCATGGGCACATATTCTTGTTCCTGCTAGTCAGGGTGCAGGTGTAAACTATGCTGGTGTTAGTAACTTTATCCAGGGCGGAGAAACTGTTATCGGTTTCTATGCTGATGGAGAGGATGCTCAGCAACCAATTATTCTAGGTGCTTTATATCAGCACTCTTTGATCAAAGATGCAACAAAATGGGATGATGTTCTAGAAAAGGGAACATCTGGATTTTCTGCTATCACAGTTGATTCTGTGTTAGAAACTGGTGGATCTGAGACATCACTGGGTGCCACTGTACGCCCCACACGTAAGGCGAAACCTGCACCAGTTGGCAGTATTCCTAATAATGATCAAGAAATTGATGACAAAGACGGTAAACCAGTTCAAACTGCCACCCGTCATATTTTAGACAAACCTGTTGAGATTAGGAAAGCAGTCAAATGTGACGTTCCTAAGTCTGCTATGGGTGATGTTGCAAAGACTATGCAGTCTTTCATTGAGGTTATCAAAGGACTAGAACAAAATAAAGAAGAATTTGTTGATCCTATTTTGAATAGGGTGGTCAACATTGATAAGATTATTGGTGAGGCATCTGATAGAATTTCTGGTAATATGAGTAATGTGATCCGACAAGCACGTAAGGATCTATTTGAAGATATTGATGAGAAAGTTGGAGATGTTCTTACATTCTTGTCTCCTGATAATCTAATCAAAAAGTTAGAACTGAAGAAACAAAAGGATATTGCTTATTGTTTGATGGAGAACGTAATCAACGGTCTCCGTGACATGATTGGCGAATTCCTGAAAGGAATGCTTGGAAAGATCATCAACTTCCCACTCTGCGCGGCGGAACAGTTTTTGGGTGGTTTGATCTCCAAAATTACTGACAAGATTCAGGGTCTTCTAGGTCCAATTTTAGGTGCTATCGGTAAGATGGCAGGCATTGCTCTGGGTAACTTCAGTTCTATCATGAACAAAGCAACTGGTGCTTTGCAGGCAGGTTTGAAGTTGATGGAATGTGAAGGTTCTTCATGTGACCCTCAACCCTTTGATTGGGCAACAAACGTTGGACCAGATCCTAAAAAAGTTTTGGATCTGAAGCGTATGTTAGATGTGGGCGGTTTGCTAACTGGTATTGATGAAGGAGTAGAAGGTTTCCTTGAGAATACATTCCCCTTCATGGCTCAGGCAAAGGAAGCAGCAGGCACCATTGATACCCTCAAAGGAACATTAGAAACAGTTGGATCCGCTGGAAAAATCCTGGGTGGTGTAACTGCTGAACTAGCAGGTGGTTGTAATACCAGTGCATTTGAGTGTGGACCACCAAGTATTGAACTCTTCGGTGGTGGTGGAATTGGTGCTATTGCTAAAGCAGTGGTCAATTCCACTGGTGAAGTTGTTGGTGCAAAGATGGAAGACTTGGGATTAGGTTTTGATGATGTGCCGTTTGTTTCTATCGTAGACCGTTGTAATAATGGTAAGGGTGCCACTGGCACTGCTGTTGTCAAAGATGGGAAAGTTACTAACATCATTATTACTAACCCTGGATCTGGGTATCTTGGTGGTGGAAGCGTTACTGTGGACACTCTCACTCCGTCTGGTGTAGATGGCGATGGTAATGTAATTCAAGAAGTTGTGCAAACTGTTGAACAACGATCTACTAGTGGAACTGCTGATGGTGAGCAAGTTATTGGTCAAGTTGATGGTATCCAAGTTGTCATAACGGGTAATGGTTATGAGCAAGGAGACACTATTGTTACTGAAAATGGTGGAGTATTGACTCCTATCATAGAAAATGGTAGAATTCTAGGTGCAACTGGTGTTGTGGACGTTGGGTTAGACAAAATTCCCGCACTAAAAATCAAGTCTAAGACAGGTTTTGGTGCTTTCATTCGACCCGTAACGACATTCACCAATGTCAAAAAATATGACAAACCTGTTCTTCCGTCTGCTCAGGTTATCACAGTCATTGACTGCCCTAAAGGATACTAATGGCAAAATCTCCACCATATATTGTCAATCATCCTGAAGATGGTTCTTTCCGTATCGGTAAAGAGGAAGATGGAAAGGCAGTAAGAAAGGCACAAATTTGTGCTGCTGCTGGATCTGCTGCATCTTTGAGAATTTTTGAGGA